CCGAAGGCGTTCCCTTTGTCGCTGAGGACGCCGGGGACGTTTTCCCAGACGATGACGCAGGGCGGCTTTCGCTGGCCTGCTCGAACATAGTCAACTGCATCTGCGAGCTCCACGTATTTGATGGTGAGGGCGCCGCGCGGATCGGTGAGGCCTTCGCGCATCCCTGCCACGCTGAAGGCCTGGCACGGCGTGCCGCCGATAAGGATGTCCGGCGCGGCGATCTTGCCGGCCAGCACCTGAGCGCCGAGTTTGGTCATGTCGCCGAGGTTCGGCGTGTTCGGGTAGTGGTGGGCCAGCACCGCGCTGGGGAAGGCTTCGATCTCGGCGAACCAGGTGGCGCGCATCTCGAGAGGCTTCCATGCAAGCGTTGCCGCCTCGATACCGGAGCAGACCGAGCCGTAAGTGATTTCCATAGGGGATCCTCGCCGGCTGGCGTGATTCGTAGAAGTGGGGTATTTGTGTTCGGCCCGGCATGGAGCCGGAGATAGGAGAAGCAGATGGCAAACCAAAATCAGCTCGATGCTGTAGAACAGCTACTGATGGCTTTGTTGAACACGCCAGAAATGAATCTGGTGTCGAGCAAGGTTTTTGAAAAAGCCCAGGCCGCGTTGATGGGTAGTGATGGCCCGCCAGGCACAAAGCAAAAAACCGATGCAGCTAACTATTTGGCTCACCTGAAGCTGCAGTTGAAGTAGTAGATCTACCTAGGCTTGACGATTTCGTCGTCAGGCTCTGGCGGGTCATCAACGAGCGACTTCAAGCCGGCAGCCTGAATAATTCGCGACACCTTTTCAGATACAACAAAAGGTGTCGTGACACACTTGAGCATCTTGGCTTGTGTTTCGAAGTCAGCCGCGATCAGGTTCCGCAGCAGGTTCTGATACACCTCCTGCTGGTTGTTGAAGCCGTGGGCGACCATGACCCGCTTGAGGTCTGGCTTGAACACCCCGGCCACCTCAACCGTAAACTTCTCGACGCCCAATGCAGCATCCTTCGCTGCTGCCTTCTCGCGCTTTTTCTTCTGCTTGATCGCTTCCTTCGTCGGCTCCTGTTCTTCGGCCATGGCCTACCTCTTCAATTCCGCTGGCCGGCAAGTCCAGCCAGGTCTGTTTGCGGCGCTGCTGCACCTGTTTGCTCATGCGCTTCATTTATCGGCGAACGTAATGCCGTTCTCCTGGGCGATCAGCTTCACGCGGCTGATGCGCATGTCCAGCGCGGTGGCCGCCATGGATGCGGTCTTGCCGGATTCGGCCAGCGCCTTGACCTTCGGTGCGTCCTTATCGCGCAGTACACGCAGTTTCTTGCTGTGGGGCGTGGCGCCGAACATTGGCACCTCGGCGCTGACGCCGGACGGGATCTGCTGAACGTGTTTGCCGGCGCCGAAGAAGTCTTCGAGCGCGCGGCTGATCTTTGCGGTTACCTCGTCGCGCGGATCGGGAAGTGGGACGCCGATCATTGGACACCTCCCACTGGCCGGTTGGCCTTATCTTCGAACTGCAGGGCTAGGTCATACGCGGCCTTGTACGTCCAGCGGAACGCCTTGGTCTTGCCGCTGGACAGTTCGACGACGTGATACGCCTCGCCGACTGCCTTCACCTGGAAGCGCACCTTCTTCGGTGGCATGACCTGATCAACGCGCTTGAAGAACTCGATCCGCGCCGCCTGGGTTTTCTGAAGCAGCACACCGAGTTCCTCGATGCGCTCTTGAAATGATGGATGCATGGCAGATGCCTCGGTGTGGGTTGCGTTTATTCGTCAGCACTCTGTGTCGCCTGCTGGTTGCCGTTGGGCGCAGGGCAGAGTGCTGACGGATAAAGGCTGTGGGAGCGAGATGCGTGTTTTGTTGGTGGTTCTGTCTGCCAGCGCCCGGAATAGAGCGGCGCCTCCTATGGGAGCGAAGCGAAGAAAAGGCCCAACTGGACGGGAGGGCCTTTTGTGTAGCAACAGATGCAGTGATTCTCGGGTTCCGGTGTTTTTGGCGGGACCTGTCAGCGCCAGAACGCTGCGACCCCGGCGATACATCGCCAGTGCTCGCGTTGTGCGCGTTGCGGATCGGTTGGCAGCGCGATAGAGCAGGGCGGTTCTGGCCGCACATGATCCAGCGCTGCGCCGATCAGGATGATCAGAAGCATGTGCTTCTCCGGTTGATTGCAGGTGTCCAGCGTCTGCTGGGTTGGCGTCCGCATCCCGCTGCCCACTCAGTGAATGGGCAGAAGTGATGCCTACTGAACGACGCGAAGCTCGCTACGCAACACCCAGTTACCCGAGGATTTCACCATGCACCCCACGAACGGGGCGTACTTGGTTTCTCTGTCGGTCTGGTAGCCGTAGTAGGAGCATCCGCCTCGATTTATGAGGCTGTTGATGAGCAGCCCCAGCGCAAGGATCACCACGAAAGTGATCAATGCCTGGCGTAGCCGCTTGCTCACGCTTCGATACCGAAGTCTTTGAGACGCAGGCCGAGCTCATTCCCGATCTCGGCGAGCACCTTCATCTCTTCGGGGCTGATGTTGCCGTCGCCCTCGGCCACCGTGAGCATGTTGACGAACACCTCTTCGGCGTCGGCCGGGTTGTTTTTGATGTCGCGGATCTCGCGCAGGATATTCATGCGGCCGAGACGGAAGCCCGCCTGCAACTGTTCGGTGAACAGGTTGACGGTGCTGGTGATCTCGGAGCCGAAGTGTTCCAGCGCCTTATTGGCCCGGATCTGGATATCGATCTGGGCGGCTTCGTTTTTGCTGATCTCGCCATCGGATGCCGCAACCAGCAGACAGCCGCCGACGATGGCTTGCATCAGGTCACGATTTTCCAGTTTCTTGACTGCGCGCTTGGCGCCGAACAGCTTCTTACCGATACCGAACATGGGTGATTCCTCTGGGTTGGGTTACATCCCGCTGCACCCTGTCGCCAAGGTGCAGCAGCGATGATCACTCGGCCTTCAGAACTTCAACGGCAACGCGGTAACCAGCTGCCAAGCCGTCGTTGTAATCTGCTTCCTTCCAATTGCCCTCACGCCGTTGAATTACGGCGTTGTCCTCGCACTGTTGAGCGTGCTGCTCGAGCTTCGCAATTGCGTCTTCGTACTTCATGGTCGATCACCTGTCGGTTGTTTTCCCAATGCACCCGGCCAACCAGGTGCATCAGTGAAAAATTCCACGTCCCTTCGGCGCTGCTGGCGCGGTACGGGCTCGTTCAAATTGTTCTTCCGGCCGCGACATCGTCCGCCGGATAACTGATTCGGGGCTTTACGCTGCGCACCCTAGGACAGTTGCCATCCCTCTGAATCGTTGAGGCCGATTCATCGCTGCCTTGCTGAGGCCGGTAGTTATCCGGCGTTGAAATTAATTTAGCTTCTAGCTAAAGATGCGTCAATAGCTCCCAGCTAAATAATTTAGCTTTGGGTGAAATTCTGCATTGGCAAGGTGGGAGGAGATCGTTTCGACGGAGGGGGCTTTTGCATTGTGCTAAGTGTCGCTATGCTGCGACACGAATACTGTACGAATATACAGCACAGGAGCAACAACACATGGCGCGCCCACAAAAACAGAAACAAGAACGCACCCCTATGTCCGGAGTAGAGCGCCTGAGTTTGCGGGTCTCGAGCATGATCAATCACCCGATCGCGCAATTGAACCGGACGGTGACTATCCATCGGCTGGACACGGACGGGGATAGGGAGTGGGATGAGGTGATGAATGTGCTCGCCGAGCTCGACGGCATCGATATCGTTTTCAACGACGACCCCGAATCGGTCACGTTACGGTGGGAGGCCGCGTCAGATAACGATGCGCAGGTAGAAATGAATGACGAACTGGAGCCATTAGAGGAGGTAGCGCCTTTTTAAAGGCGAAAAAAGCCCGCTGGGTAGCGGGCTTTTTGTGCTGGCTCACGCCTTTCGCGCGTTCCAGATCAACAGCACCTTTGCATGAATGTTGACGTCGTCGATCCTTGCGGTCTGGTTTTCGTAGTGCTGATTGTCAGATATCAATCGGTAATGCCCTTCATCTAACCGCATGACTCGCTTGATGTAGAGCTCTTGGTGCCAGGTCATCAAATAAATGCCCTCACCAACAAACTCGTTGACGCCCCGATCGACGATGACAAGGTCTTTGTCGTTGATGGTTCCTTCCATCGACTGTCCCCATCCCGTAATCATCGCCAAAGCGTTTGCGGCGGTGTAGGTCACTCCTTTTTCTCGAAGGATCTCCTCCCTAACAACGAGATTGCGAACGGCCTCGTTGTATTCCGGGGGAACCTGGCCATGCCCCATAGCAGCACGGACATCGTATTGAGGGATTAAAATTTCTTCGCTTGTAGGGCGAAGCCGGGTCAGATTGGTCGAAATGACTTGCTCGGGCCCATCGTCCGGCTCTTCTGCAGCTGCGACGATACGATCCCTGGCCTCAACCGATAGGCCCTTCACCTTGGCGAGCATCCGCTTCACCTGGTCCGCTGCGGAAGGTGCCTTCGCTGCTACGTCCCCCGGGTCGCCCTCCGATTCCGTACCCTTGGCAATCACGCCACCATCGCTAGGTATCGAGTCAAACCAGCCCCGCGGAAGGTTCTCGATCGACTCGATACGCCGAGCAACGTCATCCCCAAGGTTCTTAGCAGTTTTATCCGACAGGATCTGACTTAAGTGCGCAGGCGCCATCCCCCAGCGCTCTGCGCAGGCGCCTTTTCTTTGGTCGCCAATCAGTGAGATCAATTGGTGTTTGCGAATCGCATAAATATCCATGCGGCCAAGGATGACAGCGTTTAGCTCAATGCTAAATGTGCTCACAGCTAAATATTCCTTGCTCCAATGTTAGCCCTAAGCTAAATTTCTCCTATGTTTCAGGAGATTCCTTATGAATGACCATCTGCGCGACTGGCTCGCAAACGCTGCTTCCAGCCGCCGGGAAGAAGTTGCCGCTGCCGCTAAAACCACCGTCGGCCATCTTTGGCAGCTCGCGGGTGGTCACCGCAAAGCATCTGCCGAACTTGCTGAACGCTTGCAGGATGCCTCCGGAGGCGAAATCACCATCGCTGGCCTCCGTCCCGATCTCGTCGAGCTTGCCCACAAGGTTTTGCTCGGCGCTGCCTGATCCGCTGAACAAATGATCGCCCAGGTGTCGCTGGGCTTCCACGGAAACAAATTTGAGGTTTTACGAATGGAAGATTTCTTGAGAGCCACCCACGCGACTGTCAAGGAAGCGGGTGCGGAGGAACTAGCCGGGAAGATGTGCATGGCTCACGTGAGCCTACTGCAGCGCTCGAACCCGGACAACGCAGCACATCACCTGACCATTGAGCACTTGTTCGGGATCCTGCTGCATACCGAAGACATGCGCCCGCTGATGGCCTTGGCTGATCAGTTCGGGTTCGAGCTGGTGCCGAAGGTTGCGCCTGCGCCGAAAGAACTGACCGCTTCGCTAGTGCACGTCGGAAAGGAAGTGGCGGATCTGACCATTGCGGTTCATGAGGCGCTGGATGATCAGCACGTATCGGCCAGCGAGAAAGCGGACATTTTGAATGAGATCGGCCAAGTGCGGGACAGCCTCCACCTGCTGGAAAGCTCAGTGAAGGCTGCCTGAATCGCGGGCATAAAAAAACCGCCTGGCAGGGCGGTTCTTTCAACAGCAATAAAACTTGTGGGGCCATTATGAACACGATTGTCGCTCCAAGCAATACGGTCAGCATGTCCAGCCGAGAGATCGCTGATCTCACTGGCAAGCAACATCAGCATGTTGCTCGTGACATAAAGCGCATGCTCGCCGACCTGAATTTCAATGCGTCCACTTTTGGACGCATCTATCTCGACGCACTGAATCGTCAACAAACAGAATTTTTTCTCCCGCACGACCTGGTAATCACGCTGCTCGCCGGTTACAGCGCTCCACTTCGATACCGTGTCGTGACACGTTTGCAAGAACTAGAAAAAGTGTCGCGACACGACATAGCAATCCCCAAAACTCTCCCCGAGGCTTTGCGCTTCGCCGCTGAACAGGCTGAGCAAAACCTTCAGCTTCAACAGGTCATTGCCAAGCAGGCGCCGAAGGTTGATGCGCTCAACCGTTTGGCCAAAACGCAGGGCGACGTTTGCATCACCACTGCCGCCCAGATCCTTGGCGTTCGGCCAACCAAGCTTTTCGGATGGCTAAACCAGAACCGGTGGATTCATCGCCGCACCGCGCATTCGAGTTGGGTTGCCTATCAGCCTCGACTGAACAGCGGCTGGCTCAAACACAAGCTCGTCAAGGTTGGTGGCGGTGAAGGGCAGGACATCAAGGTCGTTGAGCAAGTCATGGTCACCCGCGCCGGCATCGTCACGCTGGCTGAACAAATCCAAGGAATCACGCTGTGAGCGTTCAAGCAATGTCATGGGCGCTCGGTTTGCCCACTCAAGTTCTCAAAGACTCCAGCGCTCGGCACGTTCTGCTGTGCCTGGCCAACTATGCCGGCTCGAATGGTACCGGTGCCTTTCCGTCCGCCACCACCCTGGCCGAAGACACAGGCCTGTCTGAGCGCACCGTGCGTTACAAACTGGACGATCTGGAGAAGTCCGGGCTGATCAGGAAGGGCAATCAGGCGATCGCCGCCGTTCACATCGACCGTCATGACCGCCGCCCAGTCGTTTACGACCTTCAACTGTCGCGGGGTGCAAATGCTGCACCCCGTTCAGAGCGGGGTGCAAATGACGCAACGGGGTGCAACTCACAACAGAACGGGGTGCAGCCTACGACAGAACGGGGTGCAGCGGCTGCACCCAATACGTCAATTAACCATCAGGTAACCGAAGAGCAGCTGCAGCAGCGCGAGATTGATTCCGCTGTTGCCGACCAAGATCAGGGCGCCGTCGAATCGCAAGACGACCGCCAACGCTTCGCCATGTTCGCCACTTGGGACCCGAACGCGAAGGCGCTGTCGGATCAGATCGCAATCGCTGGACTTCCTGCCGATGCGATTCCTGACGCGGCGATCCGGGCGTTCATGGGGTTCTTCGTTGCCAAGCCAGCGACCGTTGATACCTCGGCAGGCTGGTGCTACCGGCTGGTGCAGTGGGTCAAGCGGGAACACGTCAAAGCTTCGGGGCAGGGCAAGACGCCTGACTTTGATGACACCAGCTGGGCAAACAATCTGGGAGACCTGTGATGGAAAACAAGAAGCCCCGCAGCACCGAGCAACTGCTCAGCACGATGGGTAACCTACCGCCGGTAGCGCTGGTTCAGCCGAAGCAGTTGCCGCCGGGAACCGCAGAGGTCGTGAACGCGTTGTTCAAGGAATTGCAGGCGATTTTCCCGGCTTGGAAACAGGCGTGGCCGGATGATGAATCGCTGAAGGCTGCCAAGCGCAGCTGGATCAAAGCGTTTCTCGTGGCCGGAATCAACCAGCTAGAGCAGATCCGCTACGGACTGCAGAACTGCCGGCAAATCGGTGGTGACTTCGCACCGAGCGTCGGCAAGTTCATCAAGTGGTGCCAGCCAACTCCCGAGATGCTCGGCATCCCATCGCATGACAAGGCCTTTCGTGAGGCGCTGGAGAATTCTCACCCGAGTCGTTTCGGATCGCGCACCTGGTCCCACGCAGCCGTGCGCCACGCCGCGCTGCAATGCGAGATGCACAACCTCGGTGACCTGATCCCGGAAAAGGCCAGCAAGGTTTTCGACCGTGCTTACGACATCACCATTCGCCGCCTCGTCCAAGGGCTCCCGCTCGAGGACATCGCCGTCGGCATTGGCCACGATGGCAGCAAAGCGCCGATCGAGTGGGCAAACGAACTTACCGAGCGAGTAGCTCAGGCGCAGGTGGCGCGGATGGGGATTCCGGCCAACGGCCAGTCGGCACGCGAGCAACTGCTGCGCCGTCTCGGTCTTACGCCATCGGCTCGGGTCGTTGGGGGTGCTGCCCATGGCTGATTCACGTCTTTTGCCGGTCGATCCTTCGGATTACCGCTACGCCGTTCACAGCTGCGGATATAAGTGGGACCTGACTTGTCTGCCTGACCGCGCCGTCGCGCTTTTCGCTGATTCGGCGGCCGCCCTCCGGTTCGGTCAGTCGATGTGGCCATCCACTTGCGAAGTGATCGACATCACCACGGGGAAGCGGGTATGCGAGTGAGTTCGAGAAAGCTCCGCGCCTCGGCCAATGGCCAAGAGTGCACCGTCCGGATGCCGGACATCTGCAATTACAACCCAGAAACCACCGTCCTTGCGCATCTGCCATGCGGGCAGAAGGGCATGGGCATGAAGGGTTTCGACACCGTCGCGGTGTACGCCTGCAGCGCATGCCACGATGTCATCGACGGCCGCGCCGCCGGCGAAATCGATTGGCAGGACATGCCCCGCGCCATTGCCGAAACCCACGAAGGCCTGATCCGGGCCGGAATTCTCACCGTGAAGGGGGCCGCATGATCGCCTTTCTGGAAAACAACCTGGTTCATTTTTACCTTGGATTCATGCTGATCGTTTTCGGCGCAATCCTTTGGGGTATTCGTCGCGTGACTCGCCGCGGGCGCATCGTGCGTGGTGAGGGCGTATGAAGCCCGCCGTCATGAGGCTGTTCAAGGCCAAGCCTGTGCGGGCCAAGCGCGTCGATCGTGAAGGTCTCGAGCAAGCCGCGCTGATCGACGAGCTCCGACTTCGGATGCCGGAAGTCGCCGACTTGATTTATCACGTCCCCAACGGTGGGCACCGCCTGAAGAAGGTGGCGGCCGATCTGAAGGGGCAGGGCGTCGCCGCGGGCGTTCCTGACCTGGTGCTGACCATGGCGCGCGGTGGTTATTTCGGTCTGTACATCGAATTCAAGGCGACACCGCCGAATTCCGCCGCCGTCTCCGATAGTCAGCACAAGTGGATTCGTAAACTGAACGATCAGGGCTACCTCGCAATCGTCTGCCGGGGGCACTTTGATGCAATGGAACAGATCCGCGCCTACCTTCGACTCGCACCTACAGTGGTGGCTGCATGAGCCAGAGCTTGCTGACCACGTTTTCTGATGCAGAGATCCGCCGGCAATCGGCCAACACCGATATCCGTGACATGCGGGACGCGCGGTACCCGGGTGTTTATTTCCGCTTCCACAAGAATCGCGAGCGCGGTACGTGGCACCTGGTGGTCGGCAAGAAGTGGGAGAAGATCGCCGGTTTCCCGGAGCTGCCGGTGAAAGGGCTGATCAATGCGCTGCCGAAGATCCGCGAGCGTCTCGCTGCTGACCCGAAGGCCTCAGCCGCTGCTGGCACCCTGCAAACGGTCGGCCAGTTGCTCGACTGGTTCACTGCGCGCCAAGCCGTTGACCGCAGCCTGTCGGCCAAGCGCCGGTCAACCAACACCTCGATCATCGCCTGTCACCTGAAGCCGCGGCTCGGTGACCTGCTGGTGGAGGAGGTCGACCGCTTCACCCTGGACAAGCAGCTGATGTGGCCGATGCAGGCCGAGTTCTCGCTGTCCTACGTGCGCCTGATGTGGGGCGTGCTGGTGGTGGCGTTCCGGCAGGCCGAGAAGCTGCGCATGATCAGCTCCAACCCGATCGCCGGTTTCAAGTTCACCGACTTCACCAAGGCGAAAATCCAGCCCAAGCCTTCACGGTTGCGCGCCGTCCAGCTAGAGGATGTGATCGGGAACTTGGCCGCCAGTTTCGAGCGGTACCCGCAGGACTGCATGCTTGCGCTGATGATGCTCTGCCACGGTACGCGGGTCGGAGAAACCCGGATGGCTCGGTGGGCGCACCTGACCCTGGGCGAGCAGGGCGAGTGGTTCATCCCGGCCGAGAACACCAAAACCCGCTGTGAACATCGGTTGCCACTGACGCATCAGGTCTGCGCGCTGCTGGAGCGGTACCGGGACTGGCAGGCAGCCAAGGGCTACAAGGGCGCGTTTGTCTTCCCGGCGCGTGGCGGTGGATGCCTCAGCGACAGCCAGGCCTGTGCCGTGTTCACCCGGCTGGGGAAGGGCGAGTGGACAAGCCACGACCTGCGCAAGGTGGCCCGCACCGGCTGGACTGACCTCGGCGTGGACTTCCTCATCGGCGAGATGCTGGTGAACCACACGATGACCCGCAACGTGCAGACCTACATCCACACATCCGCCGAATTGCTCAAGCGCGAAGCCCTGGGCAAGTGGCACGAATGGTTAGACGGGAAAGGCTTCAGCCTGATTCACCGCTCGACCATGACTAGAAACGGAAATTCGCAGAATGCCGCCGAGGCCTTGAATGGCGCGGCTTCTAGCCAAATCACGAAACCATAAAAGGCGAGGTTTAAAAATGATGATTTTGCTCGATAAGGCCACCGGCCTCGCTGTAAATCCCGCCTTCGTCGTGTCGGTCAGGCTGTCCGATTACAACGGGGCAACCCATCTGGTTATCACCATGAAGGACGACTTCGAGATCCAGATCACCAACAACCCCGACCAAGGCGTCGACGTTCATGAGCTGCACCGCAAGCTGCTGGAGGCCGTATGAAGAAGTCGCACGGACCCGCATTGGTTCGCACCCTGATACCGCTCACTGACTGCCCATCGTGCGCTGGCAAAGGAATGATCAAAGGTATGTTCTACGAACTCGACTGCATCGGTTGTCACTCGTCTGGCTTCGTCCATGCTCAGACTCTTGAAGTGGTGCCGCTGGAGCAGCTGGTGGTTCAGCTGGGCCGAATCGCTCGTCGCGGTGGCGCACAGATCACCGGCAAAAATCCGACTCACTTGATCGTTGATGAATACCAAAAAGCAAACAGCCGCGGGCCTGGCGGTTCGTCTTACAAGGGGGATTGAGCATGGGTATGTATAAAGACGTGATGGGCACCCTCGTGCGCGTGCTCGCCGCCGACAACATCGACAACAGCACCAAGCAGTCGTGGCAGAAGCTGATCGACGCCGACTTGCGCCAGGGTGGTACCGGAAGCACGTTATCACCTCGGGACAAGTTCGATTACGACTGCTGCCTTTACGCGCTGCTGCACCGCCAGCTTGCTCCCGCCCAGTGGGACGTGCTGGTCGCGAAGTATTCGACCCACAAGGCCAACAAGGTCGCAGCGATCGGTCGGCTGGTGTCGCGAATGACGTCTCCGGCGCCGGAGTTGTTCATTTACAAAGCGCTCACGGCTTGGGCTATCCCGAAGCTGAAGGGTGTTCAGTCGGGTAAGCGTTCGACCGACATGATTGTGCTGCCGGCCGAGTTCTACGATATGAATACCTGGGATTTGGCTGGCTCCCCCGAGCGGACGCGGCGCAACTGGCGCAGCGGAATCCACAAGCGCCTTGAGCAGCTGGAAGAGGCTGCGGTGATCCATGCCACCGAGATTTTCGAACGGGAAGAAATCTTTGTAGATGCCGCTTGACCATGATGGCCAATTGGCCGTAAATTAACCCCATCATGTCGATCTTGCGCGTTATGAGAGACGACACACGAAGCCCCGCCACCGAGCGGGGCTTTTTCGTTTTTGGGCTTTGCCCAGGCCTTGGCAGGCCTCTTTTATCTTCGGAGCAGTGATGGATCCTACCGATCTCGGCGCAGGCACCGTTACCTGGCTGAGTGGTAGTGCCACGGTGATCCTTGGGGGCCTTTTGTGGCTCCGAAAATTCCTTTCGAAAGATGCTGCTGATCGCGCAATGGACAACGCCGATATCGGCACAGTCCGACGCCTCAATGAACTGCTGGATTCCGAGCGAACTGCCCGGAAAGAAGCTGAGGCTCGCGCCGATCAATTCGCCAAGGAGCGAAATGACCTCGCCGCATCAGTTGGGCGCATGGAAGGGAAGATCGAAGCCTTGACCAGTCAGGTCGCCCAGCTTACCGAGCGGGTGACGCTGCAGAGCGACGAGATTACGCGCCTGCGGAACAAGCTCGGAGGTGTCGCTTGATGGACAGATGTGCAATGGAGTTTATTGCTCGGCGCTGGTGGCGCCGCGCTGAAGTCTGGGCGATCGCAATCGTATTGGTTGCCGGTGGGTCGGTGCTCGGTTATCAGGCCTGCTACTGGTCCCTGGCCGAGAAGCAGGCCAAACAGGTTGAGGACATTCGCCGCGCGTATGCGACCGCAATGGTTGAGCGTGATCATCGTCTGGATGAGTTGACCCGCAAGACCGGAACCGCTGCGGAGAAAGCAACCAAGGCAGCCAACACCGCCACCCAGGCAGCTGATGTCGCGAGCCAAGCCGCAGGAAAGGCTGCTGAAGCAGTTGAGCGGGTCACCCAGTAATTGAGGTAGTCATGCCGTTACGTCCTCAGAAGCCATGCACCGCGCTTGGCTGCCGGGCACTGACCCGCAATGCCCGCTACTGCGATGACCATGCCGAGCTGGCAAAGGCTGCGGCCGCCAAACGCGTCGATGCTCAGAGAGAGAGCAGCACGCAGCGTGGCTACGGGTACAAGTGGCAGAAGGCGAGCAAAGGCTTCCTCAACAAGAACCCACTGTGCGCTGAGCATGATCGGCGCGGTGAGGTCGTGGCCGCGACAGAGGTGGATCACATCATCCCTCACAAGGGTGACATGACTCTGTTCTGGGATCGCAGCAACTGGCAGTCGTTGTGCCATAGCTGCCACAGCGCGAAGACGGCCTCAGAGGACGGTGGTTGGGGCAATCCGAGGCGATAACCGTGCGAAATGCACGAAAATCTGTCAAATGAGACGGATTCTCATCCGAGAGGGAGGGGGAGGGTCAAAACCTTAGAGGTTTTTGCTTCTAGACCGTCCGCCCAGCCTTTTTCTTACGCCCGCGAAATTAAAAAATCAGGAGTTGCGCGATGGGAGGCACCGCCACGGTCGCCGGCCGTGGTCGCAAACCCAAGCCAACGGCCAAGAAAGCACTGGCCGGTAATCCCGGCAAGCGGGCGCTGAACACGTCCGAACCGCAGTTTTCAGAAATTACAAAAGACATCGATCCGCCCGAGTGGATGAGCGATATCGCCGCCACCATGTGGAAGATGGTCGTCCCGGAATTGCTCCGCGAACACGTCATTGCCCTGACCGACCTTCACAACGTGGAAGCGTTTTGCACCGCGTATAGCAAGTGGCGATTGGCCGAAGAATCTGTGCAGACCTACGGCATCGTTGTTGAGTCTGCCCAAGGCAGCCCGATGAAAAATCCAGCACTGACCGCGGCCAACGAGGCGATGCGCCAGATGGTGACGTTCGGGTCGATGCTCGGCCTTGATCCGTCCAGCCGCTCGCGCCTGATCGGCGGGAACAAGGAAAAACAAACCAATGAATTCGCCCAACTACTGAGATCCTAAATGGCCAAATCCCCTACGCCGAACGTCGATAAGGCGACGGCTTGGGGAAGGTCCGTCCTGCGTGGGAAGGTGCCGGCATGCCGGTATGTTCATCAAGCGATCCAGCGTCACTTCGATGACCTGGCTGCCAGTCGCAAGCGCGGATTTCGCTACAAGTTCGATGCCGCCAAGGCCGAGAAAAAGCTCAAGCTGATCCAGCTGCTTCCCCACACGAAGGGCGAATGGGCGTTCAAGCGCCAGCTCATCACCCTTGAGCCGTGGCAGTTGTTCGGCCTTGCCGTCACCTTCGGGTGGGTAAAGAAGAAGGGCGGTCACCGCCGTTTCCGTGAAAGCTACTGGGAGGTGCCACGCAAGAACGGCAAGTCTGTGGTGGCTGGCGGCGTTGGCATCAGCATGTTCGTTGCCGACGGTGAGTTCGGCGCCGAGGTCTACGCCGGCGCTACCACTGAGAAGCAGGCATGGGAGGTTTTCCGGCCTGCCAAACTGATGGTCAGCAAGTCACCGATGCTCATCCAGGCCGCCGGCATCGAGGTCAACGCCTCGAACATGAACATCCCGTCCGACTTCAGCCGGTTCGAGCCGCTGATCGGCAACCCTGGCGACGGCGCCTCACCAAGCTGCGCCATTGTCGACGAATACCACGAGCACCCGACCTCAGCTCAGTACGACACCATGCTCACCGGCATGGGTGCCCGCCGGCAGCCGCTGATGTTCATCATCACTACGGCCGGTGCGGATATCGAAGGGCCGTGCTACGACAAGCGTCGACAAGTGATCGAGATGCTCGAAGGCACGGTGCCAGACGACGAACTGTTCGGCTGGATATGGACGCTGGACGAGGGCGATGACTGGACCGATCCGAAGATGCTGGCCAAGGCCAACCCAAACCATGGGGTGTCTGTGTTCCAGGAGTATCTGGAAAGCCAGCAGGCGCGAGCGATACGCTCGGCAAGGTTCACCAACACGTTCAAAACGAAGCACCTCAATCTCTGGGTGAGCGCCAAGGCCGGCTTCTACAACATGGAAAGCTGGAAAGCGTGTGAAGACACGACGCTGACGCTGGAGCAGTTTGAGGGCCAGGAATGGATCGCCGGCTTCGACCTAGCGCGCAAGCTGGATATGAACTCGCGCGCCCGATTGTTCTGGCGGGTGATCGATGGGAAGACGCATTACTACAGCGTTGCTCCGAAGTTCTGGGTGCCAGAAGACACTGCGTTCAACAGCGACAACAAGCGCATGTCGGAACGCTTTCAGGCGTGGATCAACTCTCGGCACCTCGATGTAACGGAAGGCGCCGAGATTGATTATCGGGAGATCCTCGAAGACACCAAAGAAGCCAATCATCAGGCGCCCATCCGCGAATGCCCAATCGATCCGTTCGGTGCTTCCGGTCTGATGCACGATCTGGATGACCAAGGTTTCAGCCCGATCACCATCACGCAGAACTACACGAACATGTCGGACCCGATGAAAGAGCTTGAGGCGGCCATTGAGTCAGGTCGGTTCCACCACGATGGCAACCCGATCATGACGTGGTGTATCAGCAACGTCATTGGCAAAAATCTTCCGGGGAACAACGACGTCGTACGGCCGATCAAGCAGGGCGATGACAACAAGATTGACGGTGCGATCGCACTGATCATGGCTGTCGGGCGGGTCATCATTATGGCCGGCGACAGCAGCGGCAACATCAGCGACTTCTTCTCCAAACCAATCATCGTTGGATAACTGACCATGGAAACAGGCCTGATCCTATTTATTGCCGTGGCCGTCGTCGCGTTCTGCCTTATCGCCGCTGGAGTGTTTGTTCTCGCCGGCCTCGGCTGGGCTTTGGTGGCGGGCGGCGTTTCCTTTCTGATTGCGGCAGGGTTCATTCGTAAGGGGTTGACCGGTGGATAGATCCCTAAAGACAGTTTTGCGCCAGGCGCTGCACAAGTCGGCCGAGCCTGGGCTTATGCGATCCTCGCTTGCCGGTTGGGTGGGGCGCCGTATCGGGCTGGGGGATGCGTCTTTCTGGAACGGTTACTACGGCACCGATTCGGCTTCGGGCAAAACCGTCAGCCAGCAAACAGCCCTACAGCTGTCTACGGTTTGGGCATGTGTTCGGTTGATTGCTGAGACCTTGGCGACACTACCGATCGCCCTTTACGAAGATCAAAAAGGCGTGCCGGTAGTGGCCAGCGCGCATCCGGTTCACCGGGTGATTAGCGTTCAACCCAACGCTGACCAGACGCCTGTCGAATTCTGGGAATGTGTGGTCGCGAGCTTGTTGCTGTCTGGCAACAGCTTTAACGAACCAACGCGGGTGGGGAAGGACGTTTCATCGCTCGAGTTTTTGCTTCCGCAGTCCGTTTCGCCGCCGCGTCGGTTGGGTGACGGATCAATCGAATACCGATTTATCGATAGCACGGGGAAGTCTCATACGCTGCTCGACGAACAGATGATGCACACACGGGGGTTCGGAACTGACCCCTTATGCGGATTGAGCCCCATCGCGATGGGTCGCAACGTGTTCGGCGCTGCAATGGCCGCAGATGAGTCGGCGAGCAAGATGTTTGCCAACGGCATGAAGTTGGGCGGCGTCTTATCAACTGATTCGATCTTGAACAAGACACAGCGCGAAGACATTCGAGAGGACATGGCTGCGCAGTTCGCCAGCACGGTCAATACCGGCAAGACAATGGTTCTCGAGGCAGGGATGAAGTATCAGCAGGTGTCGATGTCGCCTGAAGATGCCCAGATGCTGCAAACGCGAGCGTTCAACGTGGAAGAGATCTGCCGCTGGTTTCGTGTGCCGCCATGGATGGTTGGTCATACCTCGAACAGCACCAGTTGGGGAACGGGGATGGAGCAGCAAATGCTCGGCTTCCTCAGCTTCACGCTGTTGCCATGGATGAAGCGCATCGAACAGAGCATCAATCGCCGTTTGCTTCGGCCGGATGAGCGCCGGCGTTTCTACGCGAAGTTCAATCCTGAAGGACTGCTTCGCGCTGACAGCGCGGCGCGCGCTGCGTTTTACAGCTCGATGACGCAGAACGGCATCTACACCCGGGACGATTGCCGGATCAAAGAGAACATGGCTCCCCATGGCGGCAACGCGGCGAAACTGACTGTGCAATCCAACATGCTCCCGATCGACAAACTCGGCGAAGGCGCGGGCGATGCTCAGCAAGCGCGATCAGCGCTCATTGACTGGCTCAACGACAAGCCAAAAGGTAATTCTGAATGAACCGAAAAGACCAATCGGTGGCGGTGAAATACCGCTCATTCGACTATGACGTGAAGGCTGTCGGCGACGACGGCCTTTTTTCTGGCTACGGATCAGTGTTCGGTGTTGTCGACAGTTACAACGAGGTTGTGGCGCCTGGGGCTTTCCTCGAATCCATCGCGGATGCCAAGGCTAAAAGCCGGACCTTCCCAGTGTTGTGGCAGCACCGCACCGGAGAGCCGATCGGCAGCTGGGATATCGAGAGCCTGAAAGAGGATGACCGCGGCCTGTTCGGTTCCGGCGACCTCTGGCTGGCAGACGCACCCTATGCCCGCATAGCTTTGCGTGGGATGCAGTCGCGCTCCATCACTGGTTTGTCGATCGGGTACTACGTTCGCGATTCTAGGTTCGACGAAAAGACGCGTATTCGAACGCTGACCAAACTCGACCTGGTGGAAATCTCGATCGTCACTGTGCCGGCGAACGACGAGGCGCGTACCGACACTATCAAATCGAAGCTTGCCCATGGCGGCCTGCCTTCGATGCCCGAATTTGAGCTGCTCCTGCGCGAGGCAGGCTTCTCGAAAACTCAGTCTGCGGTGATTGCCAATCGCGGACTGCAGCATTTGCTCCGGAGCGAGTCCGAGGGCGACCTGGCAGCCATCGAAATCGTCGAGGCGCTTAAATCGCGTCCGGCGCTGGTTCTCCCTTCTTTTTGAGGATTCACCATGCACAACGTCATGAGCAACGACGCTCGCTCCGAGCATCGTCAAATTCAGCGTAAGGAACACGCTGGCGATCAGGTTCAGCTGAAAGCGGTCAATGATCTGCTCGATCAGCGGGACAAAGAAATCAAGGCGTTCGCCGAGAAGGCGAGCCAAGAAATCAAAGAGCACGGCACCATTCTGGCTGACACCAAAACCGTTCTGGACGGACTGGTGAAAGATGGCCTGGGTCTACAAGATCGGTTGAATGAGATCGAGCAGAAGATGGCGCGCCGTTTCTCTGCAAATGATCCGAACGATCAGAAGTCCTTCGGTGAGCAGCTCGCTGAATCTGAAGGCTTCCAGGCCCTGGTGAAGCAAGACCACGGTCGTGCCCGCCTTCGACTGAAGGCCGTTACCAACATCACCAGCGCCACCACCGGCACCGGTGGTGTCGGCGTTGGCATCCAGCCAACCCGCGTGCCAGGGATTGTCACCGACCCCGAGCGCCAGTTCACTATCCGTGACCTGATCATGCCGGGCCGCACTGGTTCGAACGCGATTGAGTTCGTACAGGAAACCGGTTTTCAGAACATGGCGGCGCCGCAGGCTGGTGAAGGCGCAGCGAAGGCACAGTCCGATCTTTCGTTCGGCCTGGTCACCACCACTGTAAAGACCATCGCTCACTGGTTCCGTGCGTCGAAACAGGTGCTGTCGGACATTCCGCTCCTGCAGAGCTACATCAACGGACGAGCAATTTACGGCCTGAAGTACAAAGAAGAAGAGCAGATCCTCGCTGGTGACGGCACCGGGCAAAACCTGCTGGGGCTGATCCCACAAGCCACTGCTTTCAACGAGTCGCTGCGCAAATCCGGCGACACGAAGATCGACACTTTGCGCCGTGCAATCCTCCAAGTGCGTGTTGCCGAATACCGCGCCTCGGCGATTGCACTTAACCCAGTGGACTGGGCCGATATTGAGCTGACCAAGGACAGCACCGGATCCTACATCTGGGTGAACGTTCAGGAAGGTGGTGTTCAGCGTCTCTGGAAATTGCCGGTTGTCGACAGCAACGCTGTTCCAGAGGGCGAGTTCCTGGTGGGGGCGATGAACATCGCTGCTCAAGTGTTCGATCGGGAAGACGCAGCTGTCGAGGTTTCGACCGAAGACGGCGACAACTTCCGCACCAACATGGTGACCATTCGTGCTGAAGAGCGTTTGGCTCTCGCGGTTTACCGCCCCGAGTCTTTCGTCCACGGCGAGTTCGACGATCCAACCCCGTAAGCCGATTCGTTCCTTTCACTGATCAGGAGCGCGCCCGGGAGACTGGGCGCGACAGGCCATGCCAGAGATTCAACTGAAAACCAAAAAGGGATTCCTCGATGGGCATGTGTATGCCAAGCGCGGGTCCACGATTACAACTGATGAATTCCGCGCCAAAGAATTGCACCGGCTCGGCCTCGTCGAGGATTACGAATTGAAAGAAGCCGAAAACGCTGAAAACAAGAAAGCGCCGGAAGCTGAAAATAAATCCGCTCCGAAGCCCAGCAACAAGAAAAAGGCCGAGTAACTATGAGCGTCATCAGCATCGAACTGGCAATGAAGCACCTTCGAGCAGAATCCGAGGATGTCGAAGACGTACAGTCGAAGCTTGATAGTGCTGAGTCCGCTGCCCAGAAGTTCTTGCAGCGGCGGTTCTATGCCGACGCTGCGGCCTTGGCTGCTGCGCGCGCGGACGTCCCAGCTGCGCGCCTCGCTGCTCGCACGGCATATCAATTGGCCGTCACGGCTGCGGAAGCTGTTGAAAACTGGGATGACCGCTGCGCTGCCCTTACGGATGCAGAGTTTGTGTTCTCTGAGGCTTTGCGAGATTGCACGGCAGTCGCTCGCGGCATGGTCATAAACAAATCGATCGTTGCGGCTTGCCTGTTGACGCTTGGCCATTTATGGATGAGCCGAGAGGACACCGTGACCGGAATCAATACGTCATCGGTGATTGAACTACCCCACGGTTCGAGATCGCTACTGCAACCCGACAGAGTTGATATGGGGGTTTGAATGGCATATCGCGAACCTGGCGCCGGCGAACTCAATAAGCACGTCACGCTGCGCCGCCGGGATGATGCCCCCTCTGCGGACATGGGCCTGGAGTCGTTGTTTTCGGAGCTCAACCCGCGATGGGCGAAGATTGAGCCTGTCGGTTCGGCCGTCTACACAGACAGCGCACAGACCGACAACAAGATCACCCACCGGGTATTTCTCCGCTTTCGAACCGGCATCACGACGGCCTACGAAGTGGTTCATCAGCAAACCCTGTATCGGGTGAAGCGTGGCTTCGACATGAACGGCCGTGGCCGATTCGTTGTGCTGGAAGTCGAAGAGCTGGGCCTGATCAACTCAGGTGGAGGCATTTATGACTAACTCCGCATCGATCGATGGCTACCTGCACGTCGAAGGCTTCGACAACTTCCAGCGTGACGCCTTTGATAAAAGGAAGATCCGCGCCGGGATGCGCAAGGTCGGCTTGTTGATCGTGCAGCGCGCCCAGATGAACCTGGTACTTGGCAAGGGCCAGGACGGGTACCCCGTGAATCGCACCGGCGCCACGGTCGAATCCGTGACCTACAAGGTTTCCCGTTCGGGATTCCTTGTGCGCATCTCTCCGACAAAAACGTCGGCGATGGAAGAGTTTTATCCGGCGTATCTGCACTACGGTGTGAAGAAGGGCCGAAAACTGGGCAAGCTTGCGCCGGGGCAGGGGAAAGGGAAATCAAACCGGCGCGCGCGCGGCGAGCGTGCTGCTGCTTTGGCTGAGCGTGCCGCCGACGAATGGCGCATCAAACCCCGCGACAACTATATGGCCGACGCTCTGCAGGACTCGGCTTCGCAAGTTCAATCGATCCTCTCTACCGCATTCGCAAACGCGCTGGGCTGATCGCTGCCCCGGAAACCCGCATGAAATTGAATCCTATCGTTGCCCATCTGCGGCTGACGTGCCCGACCTTTGCCGGTCGAATTGCGGGCGGCATTGACTGGGACGCCGTCGTCGAAAGCGCCCAGCTTGAATTGCCGGCCGCTTATGTGATCGCCACGGCCGATGCTGCCACGCCGAGCAAAGCCCAGAACATGATCATTCAGGACATCACCGACCAGTTCAATGTGGTGATCGTGTTGAAAACATCGGATGAGCGAGGCCAGGCCGACAATGACCTGCTGCACGACATCCGCGCGGAGCTCTGGCGTGCTCTCGTGGGATGGATGCCAGGACCCGAATACACCCAAATTGAATACGAGAAGGGCGCCTTGCTGCATATCAGCCGGGCGCGGGTGGTTTACCAGTTCACCTTCTTTTCCGAGTTCCAGCTCGGCCGCAATCGGCGGGACCAGCCTCCAGAGACATGGCAGGAGTGGGAGCTCGACGGCTTGCCCGGGTTCACCGGCGCATCCATCAACATGGACTGCATCGACCCAGCAGATCCGAACCTGAAACGACCTGGCCCTGACGGGCGCATTGAAGTTGCATTCACTGGAGACGTAACACCATGACCAAGCGCATCACTGTGGTGCCGGCCGCTGGCCGCTCTGTGCCCGATCCGGAGGCTGGCGACCTGTTGCCCGTTGAAGGTCGGGAAGTTCCCGACAACGCCTGGTGGCGGCGCCGCCTGGCTGACGGCGATGTCAGAACCAAAACTGTCGAAGCCCCATCCACCAAAGCCGGCAAAACGGCGCTGATCGAGGAAGGCAAATAATGGCCATCGGATTCAGCAACATCCCCGCCGATATCCGCGTGCCGCTGTTCTATGCGGAGATGGATAGCTCGGCGGCAAACAGCGCTTCGAGCGTGATGCGCCGCCTCATCGTTGCGCAGGTCAATGATGACGCCGAGAGCGAAAGCATCGGCAAGCTGGTGCTAGTCTCCAGCCTCGCGATCGCCAAGAGCATTGCCGGCCAAGGCTCGATGCTCGCCGCGATGTACGAGACCTGGCGCAAGGTCGATCCGATTGGCGAGGTCTGGTGTCTGCCGCTGCAGAATGAAACCGGCGAATCCGCTTCGGCAACCATCACCATCACCGGTGCTGCTACCGAGGCCGGGCTGCTGAACCTGTACATCGGCGGCGTGCGCGTCCAATCGGTGGTTGCATCGGCGGCAACCCCGACGGTTGCTGCTGCTGCCTTGGCCGTGAAGATCAACGCTACGCCAGACCTGCCCGTCACCGCTGCGGCCGCTGCTGGCGTGGTGACGCTGACCTGCAAATGGACCGGCGAAAGCGGCAACGACATCAGCATTCAGATGAACCGTCTCGGCAAGTCCAACGGCGAATCGACACCGGCAGGCCTGACCGTGGTCACCACGGCGATGACCGCGGGTGCCGGCGCGCCGGATGTGGTTGATGCAATCGCCGCGCTGGGTGATGAGCCCTTCGAGTTCCTGTGCCAGCCGTGGTCGGATACGACCACGCTGAATGCCTGGAAAGACGCGATGGACGACAACTCCGGCCGCTGGAGCTGGGCAAAACAATTGTTCGGCCATGTCTACACCGCCAAGCGCGGCACCATCGGCACGCTAGTCGCTGCCGGGCAGGTGCGCAACGATCAGCACATGACCATCCAGGGCGTCGAACCCGGCGTTCCTCAACCGGTATGGGTGGTGGCGGCATCGCTCGCGGCCCGCACGGCGGTGTTCATCTCTGCCGATGCCAGCCGTCCAACGCAAAGCGGCAGCATGCCAGGCGTCGATCCGGCACCGGCCAGCGACCGATTCACCCTGACTGAACGCCAGTCGCTGCTGAATTACGGCATTGCCACTGCGTACTACGAAGGCGGTTACGTGCGCATCCAGCGCTCGATCACGACCTACCAGAAAAATGCCTATGGCCAGGCCGACAATTCGTACCTGGACAGTGAGACCATGCACCAATCGGCGTTCATCGTCCGCCGCATGCGAAGCGTGATTACCAGCAAATACGGCCGGCACAAGCTGGCCAGCGACGGCACGCGCTTCGGCGATGGCCAGCCGATCGTCACGCCTGCCGTGATCCGCGGCGAGCTGATTGCCCAATACGCCAAGCTCGAGCTGGAAGGTCACGTGGAAAACGCTGATCTTTTCGCCGAGCACCTGGTGGTGGAGCGCGACTTGAACGACCCGAGCCGAGTCAACGTTCTGTTCCCACCTGACTACATCAACGGCCTGCGCATCTTCGCGCTGCTCAACCAGTTCCGCCTCCAGTACGACGAAGCGGCGTAACGCTCAACTGAACACCCAGCCCGCCCAGTGCGGGCTTTTTCATTCTGGAGACAAAGACCATGGGCGAGAAAGTAGCCGGCACCGTGTACGTGAAAGTAGACGGTACGCAGCTGACGATTACCGGCGGCGCCGAAGCGCCGCTGATGGACAAAAAGCGCGAGACAGTGTGGCCCGGTTTCTTCAAGGAGGAAGAGCTTGCCGCGTACCTCAAGATGACAGCGCTCATGCCGCAAGGCTTCCCCATCAAAGCATTGGCAAATGGCCGGGATATGACCGTGACGTGCGAATTTTCGAACGGCAAGGTTTACGTTCTTTCCGGCGCCTACCTCGTCGATGAGCCCACCTTTAAGGGCGAAGACGGTACCACTGAACTGCAATTCGACGGCGTGAAAGGGAGCTGGCAATGAGTGATCTGGTGAAGTTGCAGGTGGCGATCGAGGCTCACGGCGAGCCGTTGACGGAGCTGACCATGCGCCGTCCGACGGTGCAGGAAGTGCGGGCCATCAAGGCGCTGCCGTACAAAATCGACAAAAACGAAGAAGTCAGCCTGGACATGGACGTAGCCGCAAAATACATCGCCGTCTGCGCCGGCATCCCTCCATCGTCGGTCAATCAGTTGGATCTGGCAGACCTGAACTCGCTGAGCTGGGCGGTTGCCAGTTTTTTCATGAGTGCGGCGTCGACTCCATCCACGACCTGATCGCCGTTGCTTATGACCTGGCGTGGTTCTGGAAAACGGATCCGGAACTGATGTTGGCTCGCCCGCTCGACGTGCTCCGCGAATCCATGGAGCACGCGCAACGAATCAATAAACTCCAGCAGGTGCAGTGATGGCGGATAAATTCCAGCTCAAGGCGTTGATCACCGGCGTCGACAAGCTGTCGCCGATGCTGGGCGGCATCCGGAAAAACGTCGCGGGCTTTCGCAAGCAATTGGAAAGCTCAGGGCTTGGCAAGATCAGTTTTCAAGATGTGTTGCAGGGTGGGGCGTTCGCTGCTCCATTTGTCGCGGGTACCAAGGCGGCGATCGAATTCGAATCGTCCATGGCCGATGTGAAGAAGGTGGTCGATTTCGACACGCCTGAGCAGTTCAAGGCCATGGGCAAGGACGTGCTTGATTTGTCCGAGAAAATGCCGATGGCGGCCAGCGGCATTGCCGCTATCGTCGCCGCCGGTGGACAGGCAGGCTTCGCCGCTGGCGAGTTGCGCCAGTTCGCCGAAGACGCCGTGAAGATGGGTATCGCTTTTGACCAGACCGCCGAGCAATCCGGCGAAATGATGGCCAAGTGGCGAACGTCCTTCAAACTCACGCAGCCAGAGGTGGTGAAGCTGGCTGACCAGATCAACTACCTGAGCAACACCGGCCCATCCTCTGCGGCGCAGATCGCGGACATTGTCACGCGCATTGGCCCTCTGGGGAAAATCGCCGGCTTGGCGTCCGGCCAGATCGCCGCGATGGGCGCAACGCTCGCTGGTGTGGGTGTCCCGAGTGAAGTCGCCGCCACCGGCCTGAAGAACTTCATGCTGGCGCTGACCAAAGGCAAAGCAGCCACCAAGGAGCAAACTCAGGCGTTCAAGTCGCTGCGCCTGGACGTGCAGAAGGTTTCCGAAGGCATGCAAAAGGATGCCCAAGGAACGATGATTGATGTCCTCCAGCGCGTTGCGAAAGTTGCACCTGAGAAACAGGCGGGCTTGCTGACGCAGCTGTTCGGATCTGAATCGGTTACGGCAATTGCTCCGCTTCTGACAAATTTGGATTTGCTGAAAAAGAGCTTCGGCGACGTTTCGGCAAGCACCAAGTTCGCCGGCTCAATGAGCAAGGAATATGAGGCCCGTTCGGCGACGACAGCGAATGCCATACAGTTGATGCGCAACCGCGTGACCCGTCTGGGCATTGAGATCGGCAACGCACTTCTGCCGCCGCTCAACGAAATCATGACGCTGATGGGGCCGATCGTAGGCCAGATTTCGGAATTCGCCTCGGCGAACCCCGGGTTGGTGAAGGGAATCTTGGGTGCAGGCTTGGCCTTTGGTGTTTTGAAATTAGGTGTGATGGGCGCCATCGTTGCGATGAAGCTGTTCGATACGGCGACCAGAATATCTCCTGTTGGCTTGATCATCCGCGGGCTCGCGCTGGCGGCGGGTCTGCTTATCGCGAACTGGGAGAGGGTGGCGCCGTTCTTCTCGGCGCTCTGGAACCTGATCAAGGCAGTCGCCCAGCGCGCGCAGTTGGCGTGGGACAAATTCACCCAGACCAGCCCAGTTCTGGCGAAGAGCCTAATGGGCGCGGCCGCTGGGTTCCTAGCGATGCGTGTTGCCATGCTGGCCGCAACCGTCGCCGGGAAAATCTTCAGCGCGACGCTGGTTGTGGTGAGGGGGGCGGTGCTGGCGGCAACGGTAGCGACCCGGATATTCAACCTGGTGGCGAAAGCCAACCCCTTTATCCTGATTGCCAGCCTGATCGCCATGGCCGCGGGCGCCCTGATTGCAAACTGGGAGCCGGCACTGCAGTGGTTCAAGGATGCTTGGGAAAAGATCAGCGGGTGGGTGAAATCGATCATGGGCGCTTTCGGCATGGTGGGAGATGCCGGCATTGACGGTGCGGTGAATAACGCCACCGATGCCGTCAACAACCTGACCATGCAGGTGGCGCCCGCGCGGGCTGGCAACGGCGACGGCACATTGCTGCGGCCACGGCCGGAAGGTGAGCGCTGGTCACCGCAGGGTGACTCGCTCGTTCAGAACGCCATGGCCGCCAGTCAGCCGAAGCTGCAGGGCGAGCTGGTGATGCGCTTCGAGAATCCGCCGCCTGGGCTTCAAGTCGACAAACCACAAACCAATCAGCCGGGGTTGAACATCAAGCCCAACGTAGGCACCCGCACCGTGGGTGTGATGAGGCCATAAATGGATCAGACATGGCGTGATCAAATGCTGCCGGCGTCGTTTCGGGGGATCAGTTTCTTGATCCCTCAGGCTTCGGTGCCGGTAGGCATGAAGGTACAGCTGCACGAGTTTCCGCAACGCGACGAGCCGTATGCCGAGCAAATGGGCAAACAGACCCAGGTCCACCGTCTGGTCTGCTGGATCATCGGTGACGACTGCTTCGAGCGCCGCGATAAGTTCATGGAGGCTGTGCAGACTCCCGGTGCTGGCGAGCTGGTGCACCCTTGGCTGGGCCGCATGCAGGTCAAGGCCGGTGAAGCTGAGTTGACGCACGACTTCAAGCAGGGCGGCATGGCGGCGTTCGCGGTGACGTTCTACCCGGATATCCCGCTGAAGTTTCCGACAGCGAAGGTCAACACCCAGCAGCAGGTGGTGAAGGCCTCCGATAGCCTGCTTGATTCCGCGCTGGCCCGGTACAAGTCGGCGATGGCGAAGGTGGATCAGGCCCGTCTGGGGCTGGCCCGTCTGCGCAACAGCCTGTCGGGCGTGTACACGGTCATTCAGCAGCAGTTCTCAACCATCATCGGTACCTTCACCAACCTGACCGGCTTTGTGCAGTCACTGATGAACGCGCCAGATTCACTGTCGTCGCTGTTCTCCAGCTACTTCAGTGAGTTTTCGGTCGACGATTACCTGGGCGATGACTCCGGGTCCAGCTATCGGAACTCTGTGGCAACAGCCACGCAGCAAACTGAAGCCGTGGCCAGCATCAATACCGTCAGCGATTCTGGCGGTGTCGATGCGGTGGCGGCATCCCAAGCCACTGCCAACCTGGTGCAGGACGCTTTGCTGGTGCAGGTCGCCCTGATCATCAGTGAAATGCCGGTGGCATCTCAGCCGGTTTCGACGGCCACGGTGGCTTCGGTCGAGCAACAGGCAGTGCAGCCGATCGTGCGCCCGGAGGTACCGGTAGCTGACGATGTGATCGAGCTGCGCGACAACCTCAACGAGGCAATCTTTCAAGCGTCGTTGAAGGCGGATCCCGAGCACTACATGGTGCTCAATACCCTTCGACAGAACATCGTCAAACACCTGACTGCCGTTGCGGAGTCGGGCGTGCGCCTGGTGGAAATCACGCCGCCAGAAACGTTGTCTGCGCTGGTGCTGGCGTACCGTCGTTTCGGCGATGCCACGCGCGAATCAGAAGTTGTCCAGCGCAACCGCCTGCGTCATCCCGGGTTCGTCCCGGCTCGCCCGATCAAAATCGCCCAGAGGTAACCCATGGAAGACGTCAATGCTGTCAGCCTCACGGTTGACGGTCTGGATTACTTCGGCTGGAAATCGGTAGAGATCACTGCCGGGCTAGAGGATCAGGCGCGCTCGTTCACGCTGAACATCACATGGAAGTGGCCGGGACAGCCATTGCCTTTGCCGATCAAGCAGGGCGCCAAATGCCAGGTCAGGATCGGCGACGACCTCGTGCTGACTGGCTGGGTGTTCGCCACGCCGATCAGCTACGACCATCAGCAAATCTCCACCAGCGTCAGCGGCCGCTCCCTCACCGCCGATCTGGTGGACTGCGCGGCCATCAATAAGCCGGGGCAGTGGAACAACCAAAGCGTCCTTTCGATCGTCAGGGCGCTTGCGGCGCCTTACGGAGTGCGTGTGCGCAGCGAGATCCCGGAAGGGGCAAAGCTGTCAGACCACACGCTCGAGCCGGGCGAAACAGTTTTCGAATCCATCGACCGACTGCTGACGCTGTTCCGGGTTTTCTCCACCGACGACGCCAAGGGCATGGCGGTGCTGGCCAAGCCCGGCAGCGAGGTCCGGGCATTCGATGCGCTGGAAGTCGGAAAAAACATCCTGACCGGTGACGCCGCGCTGGACTTCTCGGCGGTGTTTTCCGAATACCAGGTGCTCGGTCAGAAAAGCGGTACCGACGACGAATTCGGCGAGCAGGCGGCAGAGGTGTCGTCGGTGGTGGCGGATCCTCGGGTTGGCCGAAAGCGCGCCATGATCATTCAAGAATCCGGTCAGATGACCAACGAGCTGGCGCAAGCCAGGGCGAACTGGGAGCGCGGAACGCGCATGGGTAAAGCCCTCACGACCAATTACACCGTGCAGGGCTGGCGGCAATCAAACGGCGCGCTGTGGAAACACAACTCGCTGGTGCGGGTCATCGATCCAATAGTGGGCTTCGATCGCATCATGCTCATCGCTCGGGTGACTTACACGCTCACCGACAGCGGTCAGATCACTAAGCTGGAGGTCGGTCCGCCGGACGGATTCGAGCCTGAACCGCACGATCCGCACAAAGACCGAAAGCTGAAGAAGGGCGGCAAGGCCGACAACTTCGAATACCTCATCCCCGCAGACTACGAGCCGAAAAAATGAGCCTGAAAAGCATGATGGCGCGCGGCACGGTTGTGCTGGCAGCGGCCGGGAAGATGATGCAAACGCTGCAGGTGAGGCTGACAGCTGGCGAGCTGAAGGACGGCGTCGAGCACTTCGAGCCTTACGGGCTGACCAGCAATCCATTGCCGGGCGCCGAGGTGCTGACGATGTTCCTCGGCGGTGATCGGTCTCACGCAGTCGTGGTGGTTGCCGCTGATCGCCGGTACCGAATCACGGCGCTGGAGCCGGGCGAGGTGGCCATCTACACGGATGAGGGCGACAAGATCCACTTCAAGCGCGGCCGAATCATCGATATCGAAACCGCCACGCTGAACATCAAGGCGACAACGGCGGTGAACTTTGACACGCCGGTCATCAACCAGACGGGAAAAATTGTCTCCACCGGTGACCAGATCGCTGGCGGCATCAGCCAGATTCTTCATGTCCACACCAATGTCCAGGCGGGCAGTGGCAACAGCGGGCCACCCGCAGCGGGGGCCTGATGATCTTTTCTGATGATCGTGAATCAACCCTGACCCGCGCGGTGCTGATCAGTCTGTTTACCTGGCGCCGAGCGCTGACCGATGACCCAGTGGACGATGAAGAACTGTTCGGCTGGTGGGGTGACAGTTACCCGGATATCGCTGATGACCGCATCGGTTCGCGCCTGTGGCTGATGCGTCGGATCAAGTTGACTGACGCCACGCAGCGCGACGCGGAGTTCTACGCGAACGAAGCCCTGCGCTGGCTTCTGGACGATGGTCACGCGATCGCGATCGAGATCACCAGCCAGAAGGTCGACATCAGCCGATTGAACCTGACGGTCATCCTCACGGTGCCCGGCGGTGACCGCATCGAAATCAAACCCATCTCTTCCTGGCAGGTGATCTATGCCGTTTGAAACACCTTCACTGCCGGTGCTCATTAGTCGCACGCAAAGCGACCTTGCCAGCGAAGCGCTTCGGCGATCCGACGCACAGGTGCTGGCGCGGACGTTGAGCGGCACGGCCTACGGATTGTACGGCTACCTCGACTGGATTGCTGACCAGATCCTGCCCGATAAGGCCGACGAGGAAACACTCGAGCGCATTGCGGCGTTGCGACTGAACCGTCCGCGCAATGCTGCTCAGCCTGCGGAGGGTAGCGTGAGTTTCACTGCTGCCGCTGGCGCCGTGCTGGATGTCGATGTGGTTCTGCAGGCCAGTGACGGCCGCATGTACCGCGTGAAGACGGGCGTAACTACGGTGGCGGGGCTGAACACGACCACGATTGAAGCGGTTGAAGCTGGAGCGCTCGGGAACGCCGATGCAGGCCTTCAGCTCACGCTGGTTCAGCCGGTTGCCGGCGTGACCAATGCTTTCACCGTCATCGCACCCGGGTTGTCGGGTGGCATCGAAAAGGAAAGCATCGAATCCCTCCGCGCGCGGGTGATCCGGTCATACCGCGTCATCCCTCACGGAGGCTCGGCGGACGATTACGAGACTTGGGCCTTGGAGTTTCCCGGCGTCACGCGGGCATGGTGCCGTGGCAATTACCTTGGGCCGGGCACGGTCGGGGTGTTCGTGATGCGTGACAATGATCCAGTACCTTTGCCGAACTCGACACAACTGCAGGAAATCAAAGATTACATCGAGCCGTTGCGGCCTGTGACGGCCGAGCTCTATGTGCTGGCCCCGACGCTGAAACCCGTTCTCTACACCATCCACCCAGTACCAGACACAACCGCCGTGCGAGCCGCTATCACCGCAAGCCTGAAAGACCTGCACGAGCGCGAGGCAGGTCTGGGCGAAAAGCTGCTGATCAGCCACATCCGTGAGGCCATCAGCGGTGCTGCCGGTGAAACAGATCACTCACTGACCGTGCCATCCGCAGATGTGCCTGCGGCGGCCAACGAGCTGCTGACGTTCGGAGGCATCACATGGCTGTAGCGCGAACTGCGGATCAGTACCGCCGACAGCTGCGAGGCTTATTGCCTTCCGGACCCGCCTGGGATCCCGAGTTCGTGCCGGAAATCGATCTTGTGCTCAGCGGAGTCGCGCTTGAGTTTTCTCGGCTTGATGCCAGAGCCGTCGACCTACTCAACGAAATGGATCCTTCGGGCGTAAGCGAGTTGGTTCCGGATTGGGAATCGGTGATGAATTTGCCCGATCCATGCCTTGGCCCTAACCCAGCGTTTGAGGATCGCCGATTGGCGGTCCGTAGGCGATTGGTGGAGGTTGGAGGGCAGAGCAGAGCCTACTTCATAGAAATAGCTATCAGCCAAGGCTACCCGAACGCATCCATCACCGAGCATCGTGCACCGCGTATGGGCCGATCGCGTTTTGGGATTGCGCGCTTTGGTACCTGGAAAGCTCAGTTCATGTGGACGCTCAACACCGGTGGCCGGCAGCGGCAAGGGCGGCGATTCGGTGTCAGCTATTGGGGCGAGCGATTCGGCGCGAATCCCGGCAACCCTCTGGAATGCACAATCCGGCGCCCAGCGCCTGCGCACACCGTCGTGCGGATAATTTACGATTAAGGAGAAGCAATTGGACTATCCGAAGAGCGTGCCGAGCGTTGGCTTGGTCGGTGGAAAGTTTGTTGATGAAGACCCGTTATCAGGTTCGCCTGGTTCGTTGATACCGGCTCAGTGGGGAAACGGGGTAACCGAGGAAGTTCTCAATGTCATCACCGCCGCTGGCATGGTGCCAAGCGAGACTGATAACACCCAGCTGAGAGCAGCAATCGCCACGTTGGCGGGATGCACCGGATATATGAAGAACGCTTCGCTGGTAGTGTCTGTGGCATCAGCTTCGGCCACCTTCACCGCTTCCGAGGTAATCGTGAGCAGCATGCTGGGCGGCAAGCTTTACCGCTTGTCCAATTTCAACCAGGCTGTAAACCTTGCCACCGTTGGTGCCGGGGGGATGGATACCGGTACCGCGCCGGCAAGCGGCTTCGTGGCGTTATATGCGATCTACAACCCGACTAGTGGGGCGCGGAGCATCCTTGCGGTGAATGCCACGGCCGCGGTTCAACCGCTGGTTTATGGCGGTGCAAATATGCCCGCTGGTTTTGCGGCATCGGCGCTGATCAGTGTTCTGCCAACCAATATCAGCAGTCAATTTGCGATTTGTCAGCAGGTTGACAATCACGTTGACTACACGGCAGCAACCGCTCTCAGTACATCGGCTATCTCGGCGACGCCGACGACTTTTACAACAACGGTATTCCCGAAGAACGCCAAAGTTGTTGGTGGCAGCAGCACCGTCAACTCGTCAGCTATTTCTGCCGTCTCATTGAGTCTGTATGCCTCAGACGTAAACGCCGGACAGAAGATCAACAACGGCACGCTACAAGCAACGGGGCAGCAGACGGTTCCGTTCGAAAGACTTCACATTAGAACACCTCAGACAATCCGGTACGCGAATGCAAACGGCGCTGGGACACCTGCCTTCGTGATTTCAATCAGTTCCTACGACTTTTAGGTGGCCTTATGTTTGTTCAGTTTTCCGACGCCAATATGGAAAATGTTTGCAGTGTTTTTAGCTGTCCTCAAAATCCCAACGATTACCCGAACCAGGCTGAAATTGATTTCGACGACCCGAGGTTTGTCGAATATTTTGAAGCGCAGATACCATTCATTCGGGACATGCTTCAAACGCTCGCCCCTTAGGCGCGTGGCACTGCACTCGTTTCTTTGGTAACTTAATGCAAAAGGAGAGTTGCCTATGAAGAAATTGTTTTTCGGACTTTTTGCAATACAGGTCGGCATGCTGTCGTTTGGAGTATTCGCATCCCCAGATGCGTCTCTGAATAATAGCGTGGAGGCCATGCAGCGAGAAAGCCAGAAAAATTCAGAGGAGTACGCTGAGTCCTTGAAGCGAGAGTCTGCTGAAGATCGTGCTGCGGCAGAAAAGAAGAGCGCCGAAGCCAAAGATAAATAGTTTTATGCATACATCCAAAAACGCCGGCACATTGCCGGCGTTTTTGTTCTTGCTCAACTCCAGCGACACAGTGAATGCAGCTAAACAGGAGATAAATGTGTCAATCACCGCACAAAAATTACTGCAAATTCTCCCAAACGCCCGCACCCAAGCGGGCGTTTTCGTTTCCGCCCTGAACACCTCCATGCAGCATTACCAGATCGTTGGGCCGAAGCGGGCGACCGCGTTTATTGCGCAGATTGGCCATGAGTCTGGCCATCTGCGTTACGTGCGTGAGATCTGGGGGCCGACCGCTGCCCAGCTCGGGTACGAGGGCCGCGATGACCTGGGCAATATCGTGCCGGGTGACGGCCGGAAGTACTGCGGCCGCGGCCTGATCCAGATCACCGGCCGGGCGAACTATGCCAAGTGTGGCGAGGCGCTGGGCCTTGACCTGATCAGCCATCCGGAACTGCTTGAGCTGCCACAGCATGCGGCAATGTCAGCGGCCTGGTTCTGGAAGCAGAAGGGCTTGAACGATTTGGCTGACCGAGACGAGTTCAACACCATCACTCGGCGCATCAACGGCGGGTTGAACGGATTGGAGGATCGTCTGGCGATCTGGAAAAAGGCGCGCGAGGTTCTGGCGTGACCGTGCCGTGGCGGTTGATCGGCGTGCTTGCGCTGGCGCTCGCCGGCTTTTGCGTTGCTTGGCAGTTTCAGGACTGGCGCTACGGTCGACAACTGGCCGAGCAGGCGCGACTGAACGCCGAAACCCTCAATCAACTGACCTTGGCCACGGCGATCGCACAGCAGGCGGAGCAGGACAAGCGTCTGGCGCTCGAGCAGCGGCTGGCGGCCAGCGAGCAAACCCATTTCAGGAAAATGACCGATGCCCAACGTGACCAAGATCGCCTGCGCGATCGCCTTGCCACTGCTGATCTCCGGCTGTCAGTCCTCATCGACGCGGATTCAGCCGGTGGCTGTGACGTGCCAAAAGCCACCGGCGCCGGCGGCGTGGATCATGCAGCCGTACGCGCCCGACTTGACCCGGCGCATGCTCAAAGAATTATCGACATCACCGACGCCGGAGACCGGGGATTGATTGCGCTGGCTGCGTGCCAGGCGTACGTGCGGGAACTGAATAAATAGGTTTTGTGTTCGTTCGGCAGAACGCCGGAGGCGGGATTTTATGGTCGGAATCTTCCCCAAAACGCAACCGTTTGGACCAATGTTTATTGGGTTATGAAGGGTCGCAAAAATTGTTATCTTTTGAGGCTTATTTCTAATTCAAGGCCTTGATTTAAAAGGCCTTGCTCGATTCCTATGCGGCATCCCAGGCTTTGATGCCGAAAAGGTGCAACGTTTTACTTGAAACGGTCAAGGAATCGCCCCCTTTACAGGTGCTGGAAAAAAATGGTGTCGGATTATGCCATGACCAAAGCGTTTCGTCGGCCACG